GATGGTGTTGCTGATTATCACCAAGGGTGGTGGTCACAATGGGGTGATAAGAATTCACCTACATCACTTGATAACAAAAACAAAATGGGGTTAGTTAAGAGATGGGCGTTCATGGATAAAGGATTTAGATTAGATAAAAAGAACTTTAGTGATGAAAAAACATTAGAGTGGGCTAAAAAAACAGATAAAGAAGACCAAAAGAAGATTGGTAAGAAGAACTTAATGAAGTTTGAACAAATATTCTTAGGCTTGGGTGCAGAAGTGTTAGAGTTTACCTCATCTGCACTAACAGTTAACGCTGATTCAGCAGTTCGTGATATGAAAAAACGAATTGATAAGACAATTAAAGATGTTAGGAAATCAGGTGACCCAAAAAAGATAGAAAAACTTAAATTGGAACTTGGTAGATTACAATCTATTGGTGGTTCTAAGAAAATTGTACCAAATGAAGGTATTGTATTCTTATATAAAGGAAATACTTTTAAACTTACAGGTACATTCGCATCCGTAAATCAGATACTCGGTATTTTCTTCTAAAAATTTCGGTTTCTCTATTTTTATATATTTATATACAACAATATAACCTAATGTATAATAATGGGTAAAGAATTTAAGAAGAAGTATATGCATCCAACTCGTAGAAAGTTGGTAGATATGGTAGAAACTGGAAAGTATGATAAAAATACTACCGTTGGTTATACCAAGAAGGAAGAAGCTCGTAATGTTGGTGATGTTTGGGAAGATGAACATAACAAATATGAGAAAAAAGAAGGATATGTTTTAAAGACGGGTAAAAATTCCGAAGCGTTACAAGAAATTAGAAAATATTTAGCAGAAAAATCAAAATGTAATAATTCTGATTGTAAAACAATATCTAAATCTGAAAAAGATTTAAAGTTTATTCAAAATAACGGATTTTGTATAAATTGTACTGTTGATAGAGAACATGATTTAAGAACTGCTGGTGTATTTGAAGAATATCAGAATTATAAGGTATGGACTCGTATGATTGTATTTGGTAAAACAAAATTAGAAGAACTAAAACAATCTTTGTTAGATGTTAGACCTTTTTATGAGTATGTAAATGAAAATGGTAGTACCGAAAGATGGGATTTACCAAATTCAGTTGAAGATACTAAAAAAGAAATTCAAGACATGATAAATACCGGAGAAGGTGAAATTACTGAACTTGAATCGAAACGTAATTTAGCGTTTGATGTATTAAAGGAGAAAAACTATGAGCATTATATTTAGTTTATTAATTAAAAGGTGGAGAGAAATATTAATCCTTCTTTTATTTGGAATTATTTTATTTTTACGAGGATGTGGAGATGATACTGGTGATAAAACCATTGTAGATGTAGATGGAGAACAATATGAGTTGTTAGAATCAAAAACTGATACCATATATGTAGAAAAAGAAGTTAAGGTAACAAAGTATGTACCAAAGTACATTACAAAAGAAGTAATTAAGGAAGTAGAGATACCAGTAGATGTAGATTCACTTGCTATTATAAAAGATTACTTTGCAAAAATAACAGTTAAGGATACATTAAGTTTAGCATATGATTTTCCTGATGTAGTTACCGATTCATTGGGTAACAAACCAAGTGGAGATTTAGGATTCGGTATTTTAACTGATATCATTTCACAAAACAGAATTGAATCAAGAGAAATAGATTGGTATTTTAAGATTCCAACCGTTTATAATACTACAATAGTAAAAGAATTACCAAAGAATGAATTCTATTATGGATTTGGTGCAGGAATTGACCAAACAAATGGATTTAACAATATTAGTGGTAACATCTTGTTTAAAACTAAGAAAATGAAAATTTATGGTTTAAATGTTGGTATATCAAATCAACTTGGTGAGTATAAACCATTCGTTGGTGGTTCTATGTATTGGAAACTAGGAAAAAAATAGAATGGCTAAACAATCTTTAAAAGAAATAATAAAACTTGAGTATCAGAAATGTGCTGGAGACCCAATCTACTTTATGAAAAAGTATTGTATGATTCAACATCCTGTTCGTGGTAAGATACCTTTTCATTTATATCAATTTCAAGAAAGAACATTAGACCAATTCGCAGAACACAGATACAACATCATTCTTAAATCTCGACAAACAGGTATCTCAACCTTAACTGCGGGATTTTCACTTTGGAAGATGTTATTCAATCAAGATTTTAATGTATTGGTAATTGCAACTAAACAAGAAGTTGCTAAGAACCTTGTAACGAAGGTTCGTGTGATGAATCAGTATTTACCATCGTGGTTAAAACAAACAACGGTAGAGGATAACAAACTATCCTTAAGATACTCAAATGGTTCTCAGATAAAAGCAACTTCTGCAGCAGGAGATGCTGGTCGTTCTGAGGCATTATCCTTATTAGTATTTGATGAGGCAGCATTTATTGATAAGATTGAAGATATATGGGTATCATCACAATCTACCTTATCAACGGGTGGTAATGCAATTATACTTTCTACTCCAAATGGTGTTGGAAACTTTTTCCACAAAACTTGGGTGGGAGCAGAAGATGAAACAAATACATTTAATCCAATACGACTACATTGGAGTGTACATCCTGAAAGAAATCAAGATTGGAGAGATGAACAAGAGGTACTACTTGGGGTAAAGGGAGCAGCACAAGAATGTGATTGTGATTTCGTTAGTTCTGGTGATACAGTAATAGACCCACAACTTTTAATGTTTTACAAAGAATCATTTGTACAAGAACCAATGGAAAAGACTGGGTTCGATGGAAATCTTTGGAAGTGGGAATATCCAAACTATACCAAATCTTATATGGTTGTAGCGGATGTTGCTCGTGGAGATTCAACGGATTACTCAGCGTGTCATGTTATCGATATAGAAGAATCTTCTCAAGTTGCAGAATACAAAGGTAAATTAGATACAAAAGATTTTGGAAACTTTTTAGTTGCATTGGCAACCGAATATAATAATGCCTTACTTGTAGTTGAAAATGCAAATATTGGTTGGGCAGTTTTACAACAAGTAATTGATAGGGGTTATCAAAATACTTTTTATATGAGTAAAGATTTAAAGTATGTAGATACTGAAAATCAATTATCAAATAAATACAGAGCACAAGATAGAGGTTTAACTGCTGGTTTTAGTACAACATCTAAAACAAGACCTTTAATCATTTCTAAGTTAGAACAATATGTTAGAGAAAAATCTGTAACAATTCGTTCACAAAGAACAATAGATGAAATGTTTACATTTATATGGAATGGTAATAGAGCAGAAGCAATGCGAGGTTATAATGATGATTTAACAATGTCATTATCAATCGGATTGTGGGTTAGAGATACTGCACTTAGATTAAGACAAGAGGGAATTGATTTAACAAAACAAGCATTGGGTGGAATCGGTGCACATCAATTAGATGTTGGTGGAATGGGTTTTGGTGGTAATACTTCAATGGATGATGACCCTTGGAAAATGCGAGTTGGTGATAACCATGAGGATTTAACTTGGTTAATTAAATAATTATATATTTATAATATAAGGAGAAATAACTATGATTTCAATGATAGATTTAATAAATGAAAACGAAAACTACTGTAATGAGTACATAGTAGAAAACTATGATGATATACAAGAATTTTCGAAGTTCATGAAAGAATACAAATCAGATATTAACGAAGCTGAGTATCAAGGTAGAAAAGTTAAACTTGGAAAACCAATGCAAGGTGATGTGAAAAAATTTAAAGTATATGTTAAAAACCCTCAAGGTAATGTTGTAAAAGTTAATTTTGGACATGGTGGTAGTTCAGCAAAGAAATCAGGAGAAAAAACAATGTCTATTCGAAAGAATAATCCAGATGCAAGAAAAGCATTCAGAGCTAGACACAATTGTGATTCACCCGGTCCAAGACATAAAGCAAGATACTGGTCTTGTAGAAAGTGGTAATAATAAAATAAAGGTTATAATTTAAAAATAGGAACAACATGGCAGATACTTCATTTTTTGGTAGGTTAACTAAACTCTTCAGAGCTCAGGCAGTCGTTACTGTCGATAAAGATGGTAAGAGAAAAGTTTTCGATACCGATGAAAGACAACAAACAAATCTATCCTCTTTAAGAGATAGGTACACGAAACTACAAAAAAGTTTTTTCGAACAAGCAGGTGGTGCTCAATCAATGGCATACCAACAAGTTCGTAGAGAAGTTTTTAGAGATTATGATGCTATGGATAATGACCCAATATTAGCATCAGCTCTTGATATATATGCAGATGAATCAACACTAAAGAATGAATTTGGTGATACTTTATTGGTTCACTCTGATAATCAACAAGTACAAGATATTTTAAATAACTTATTTTATGATGTTCTTAATGTTGAATTCAACTTATGGCCTTGGGTAAGAAATATGTGTAAGTATGGAGATTTCTTCTTAGGTTTAGAAATCGCTGAAGGTAAAGGTATTGTTAATGTAACACCTCATTCAGTTTACAACACAGAAAGATTAGAAAGAACAGACCCATCGAATCCAAACTCAGTAAAGTTTAAAATTACTGAAGACCCAAATGGAAAAGAACAATATGAAAACTTTGAAGTTGCTCACTTTAGATTATTAGCAGATACAAACTGGTTACCATACGGAAAATCAATGATTGAAAATGGTAGAAGATTGTGGAAACAATTATCTTTAATGGAAGATGCAATGTTAATCCATAGAATTATGAGAGCACCTGAAAAGAGAGTTTTCAAAATTGATATTGGTAACATTCCTCCAACAGAAGTAGATAACTATATGCAAAGAATTATCAATAAAATGAAGAAAGTTCCATTTATTGATAGAAATACTGGTGATTATAACTTAAAGTATAATATGCAAAACCTAACAGAAGATTTCTATCTTCCTGTTCGTGGTGGTGATAGTGGAACATCTATTGATAATCTTGCAGGATTAGAGTATGCAACCATCGATGATATTGATTATCTAAAAAACAAATTATTTGCAGCATTAAAAGTTCCTAGAGCATATTTAGGATATGAAGAAAATGTAAATGGTAAAGCAACATTAGCAGCAGAAGATGTTAGATTTGCAAGAACAATAGAGAGAATACAAAGAACAGTAGTTTCAGAATTATCTAAAATTGCAATTGTTCATTTATATGCACAAGGAATTACAGATTCTGAAATGACTAATTTTGAATTATCATTAGTTAATCCATCTACAATTTACGAACAAGAAAAAGTAAACTTATGGAGTGAGAAAATTAGATTAGCTCAAGATATTCAAGGATTAAATATGTTATCTAAGGATTGGGTATATGAAAATATATTCAAACTAAGTGGTGGTGAACAAGATGAACAAAGAGTATCTATGTTAGATGATTTAAAAGATAGATATAGATTCCGTTCTATTGAAGATGAAGGTAGTGACCCTGCAATGGAAGATGATGAACCAAGTGATATTGAAGAACAACTTGAAGATATCAAGAATGAAATAAAAGATAAAGGTGGTAGACCAAGAGAAGGTGGAACATATGGAAAAGATAAACATCCATTAGGTAGAGACCCACTTGGTGATAAAGAAAGAACGAAAAAACGTTCAAGAACATCAGAAGATAAAGCAATTAAATATATCAATGGTATAGCGGCAAAACGAAAGTATTTACATGAAATGAAAGGAATGTTGGACGAAAACAACATACTAGACGAAGATTAATTAGGTTAACTTTTATAATTTTATATTTATAAGAGGGAAATTTTACTATATCATAATAGGAAAAACATAAGATGAGAAAAATAAAACATTCAAAATTTAAGAATACGGGTTTTCTTTTTGAACTTTTAACTCGACAAATTACGGTTGAAATACTCAATGGTAGTGAGGAAAAATCAAAAGGAATAATCAAAGAATTCTATGGAAGAGGAACTGAGTTATCAAAAGAGCTTAGATTATTCAACCTACTTATAAACGAAAAGTACAATACAGAATCAAAGGCTGAGAAGTTTATTGAAGCTATATTGGAAGCACACAGTAAAATAAATTATACTAAACTCCAACGAGAAAAGTATAATCTTATTAAGTCTATCAAAGAAACATTCGAAATTAATAATTTCTTATCTTCCCCGGTAACAAACTACAAAATTTTAGCTTCAATACATAAACTATTTGAAGGTAAAAAGAATGATATTCTTGATATTAAAGATGTATTTGATTCTAAACTTACTCTTGTTGAGCACATCTCATCAACTTCCCAAACTACTAAAGTAGCTAAACAAGATAAATTAGTTGAAGAATATAAAAAACAAGAGAAAGACCTTCGATTGTTGACATATAAAATTCTTATTGAAACTTTTAACAAAAAATATACAACTTTAAATCAATCTCAAAAAGGTTTATTAAGAGAATATATTAATAATGTTACCAATACATCTAAGTTCAATGAATACTATGAATCAGAATTAATTAAAACTATCACATCTTTACACGAAGCGTATAAAGGTATGAAAGATAAGATTACAAAAATAAAGTTGAGAGAAACAATAAATGTTTTGAAAAAACAGAAAATTGGTAAGAAAGTTACCGATGAACAAGTTTCAGCTTTAATGATGTCTTATGAGTTAATTAAGGAGATAAAAAATGTCAATGGAAAAAAATCTTAATAAATTCTTAGATGAACTAATCCAAGAAGTAGAACACGAATTGGATGAAATGACAGGAACTGGTGCAGTTGGTGGGTACAATACTCCTGCTGCATTTTCTGATGGTGGTGCTAAAGATAAAAAACGTAAGAAAAAAATTTCAACTCAATTTGGTATGAAGATAGTTGGTAAGATGGATGAAGAGCTAAATGAAGCTAAATCCAAAAGACCAGTAAATCGTTGGTTAGAATTAAAAAACGATGAAACAATGCATCCTCATAAGAAGATGGCAATGGGTTTAAAAGAACTTAAGTATCAACTTAGAGAAACTGAAAAGTTTTTCAATTGGTATAATAAAATCAAAACAATGAATGAGTTGGATTCCAATCAGTATTGGAAAAGAACAAACAAACATATTTATAAGATAAAGGAGAGATTGGTTAATATCGCTCGAACTATACAGGAGATAGAAAAATGAAAATAACAAGAGAAGCATTAAAAAACATAGTTAAAGAAACTATGATAGAAGAATCGGAATATCAAGAGTTTTTCAAAAGAGCTTTAGAAAAAGCGGGTAAATCTATTCCTAGTATGTCTGATGAAGAAAAAAAGAAATTCTTTAACAATATAGAAAAAACTTGGAAAGGTAAAGGAGCAAAACAAGAACAAGTTTCTGAATTAACAGATGCTCAGAAAAAATTACCACCAGCACTTCAAAAAGCAATAGAAAAAAAAGAAGATAAAAAGGAATCAGTTGAGGAATCAATTAATGAAGGACCATCTACTGAAGAAAAAAGAATTGCAATGTTGGCTGTTAGAAAACAAGCTAAATACAGAAATGTAAGTTTGGAAGCGGCAATACAAGACCAAATCAATGCTCTTGAAGAATTAAAGAGAGATGCAAAGAGAGGTAAATTAAAATAAAATGACTAAAAAAGAATTATATGATATAATCAATGAAGAAATCGTTAGTTTTAAAAAAGGAGAACTTAACGAGAAACTCAACGAGTCTGATAAAGATTTAATAAGAAAAATCATCAGACAGGAAGTATCAGCAATCTTTTTTGATTTATTTAAACGAAGAAAAACTTGGGGAGCATAATGGGAAATTTATTAATAGAAACAAAACTATTCGAAGGTAAAGTAAACGAAGACGAAAGTGGAAGAACTATCGTTAAAGGTATTTTACAACGAGCAGGTGCTGAAAATCAAAATGGAAGAATATATCCAAAACAAATTTTGATGAGAGAAGCTAAAAAATACGAAACACTTATTAAAGAAAGAAGAGCACTTGGTGAATTAGACCATCCAGATTCTTCTGTAATCAACCTAAAGAACGTATCTCATAACGTAAGAGAGATACATTGGGATAACGATGATTTAGTAGGAACCGTTGAG